TCTGCAACATATTTGAATACGTTCATATTTTTTTGTTTTTAAGCAAAAAAGAGCAAGTAGAAATGAATCACTTGCTCTCTTTCTAAATTATACATTAATTCGTTATATCATTTCTGATAATTACGCTCTTAACTTGATGGTTTGACCATTAGTTACAGGAGGCGTACCGAATTGTCTGCTTACAGGTTGTCCACCTAATGCTCTCGCAAGGTTGATGTTATCAGCAGGGTAGAAGTATAACGATACAGTAGCATTTGCTAACACTTGAGCAATCGTGATTTTTGTGAAACCATCAATTCTGTAAGCATACTTCATCGCAATAATCGTAGTTTGTTGCTGATATGGGTCAATTGTAGGCACTAATGTTTTTTGTGCCAAGTTACCATTCGCATCTCTTGTGTTAACCGCCAATGTTTGTAACACTTGGTTAGCAGTAGCCGATTGAATGTAAGTTAAACCAACAGAATATGGGTTGTTCATAAATTGATACAACATCTCTTGGTAGTTAATGTTAGGGATTCCTGAACTAATAGTTATAGAACCGATAACCAAATTTCCGTTTGTTTGGAAACCTGCGTTGTTGATGTATTGGTATGAACCTAATACGTCAAAATTAGAAACTGCTGACCCTGAAGTAGAAGTCACGTTAATAATATAAGGTTGAGATGTTTGAATATCTCCACCCATTGACATTCCACCATCTGCACGGAAGAAATCATCTCCTGTGAAAGAAAGGTCTTGGTCGATGAATCCATCTGCATTTGAGAAAGACTCCATTGCACTTTGACGTGCATTACTTAAATATCTTCTTACGTTTGACATTTTGATTAATTTTATAATTTAATAATTTTTTTAAAACTCGGTTTGACACCAAATTATGCTTTTGTAGCAGGAGCGTCAACTTTTTTCGCTAACAATGTTGTTTGAACATAGTTCGCAATCAACACACCAACAACAACTACGGCAACACTTTTTAATAAAGGAACAATTTCGTTTTTCATTACAGAATGACTTTTTTGATTAAACTTATTTTTAATGATAATTATTTACAGAAATAATATCAAGTCAAAAGTATAATATAAATCAACATTAAATATATATTAATGCCTACTTTATCTTTAACAAATTATTTTCAAACTATTTTAAATTAATTTAAAAAGAAAAACGCACCGTGTTGGTGCGCTTTGATTCTTATTTTATAATAAAGTAAGTTGTTGATAATATCCCTAAAAGAGAGAGGGCTTTATATAGAAACGTTGTAGTCTTTTGTTTGGAAAGTTCTTTTTTATATGTATTAGATATTTCCTCTTGCTTGGTAAACATTTCGTCTTTTTTTGAAATAATCAAATTAAGTTTTTCTTTTTGTTGTCCCAAAACATTTATTATACTGTCTTTTAGAACTACCTCTTTTTTGGTTAATTCAAAATTACTTCTAACCAACTTAATTTCTGCTCTACAAAAATCTCCGCTAACAAGGTCATTTGCTATTTTCCTTGCTACAAGAGTATCTATGCGAACCAAATTAGAAACTTTACTATTGCTTTTTGGAGTACCTGTCTGCGAAATAGCGTTCCCACATATTAGCATCGTAAGAATTAAACTTATCAATTTCAATTTTTTCATCTCTTTTTAAATTTTCAATTTTTGTATTATTAATGTTTACTGCTTTATGCACATTTGTAATCTGCATATTAAAAGTATCTATTTTTTTATCTAAAGCCTTTTCAGATTTTTCAATTTCTTCAACATCGTCTTTTAGTTTAGATATTTCTTCCTTTATGTAGTTAACCTTTAATGCTTCTCTACCATTACCTACTACACTAAATAATTGAAAAACCAAAAGAAGCCCTGCTATAATTAAAAGCAAGTTAATCCTATTTGATAATATGTTTTTCAAGTCTTCCATTATGAATAAGGTTGATAAGCAGTTTTTCCACCACTTTTAATTGCTCTTAAAATTTGTTTACGTTGTTTTCCTGTTGATTCATAAGAAACGTGTACCCAATCAGGATTGTCTTTAGTTCCAAATTCCCAAATTAATTGGTCGAAGTTTAAATTTGCTTTGATATATTCAAAAACCATTTTGTTTGTAACCCCATTTCGTGTTCCGTCCATATCAATATCTATGGCTTCTCCTTGACAATGTTGACTTGTCAAACTACCACCAATAGCGGTATTAAGTTCTTTGCTTCTATATCCCGAACTAATCATTATTGGTACGCCAAAATGTTTACGAATTGGCTCAAAAATATTTTCTGCCAATTTTTTAAAATTTTCGATGTGTTCAGGAGTAGGCATATTACTTAATCCTTTTCTTTTTGCCATATCACTACGAGTAACTTCTGACAAGTCTAAATGCTCTGATAATTTCATAATTTTATTTTTTAGTTGTTTTTTCTTCTTCTTTAACTTCTTCTTTAGTTTCTACTTGCTTTGTTCTATTAAATTGATACCCAAAGATAATCAAAACAATATTCTTAATTAAGTTGAATAACTCATCGCTCATTAGCGGTGTAAGTAATGGTATTTTAAAAGCAATTACTTTATCTACCACAAACAATCCCAATAAAGCAGATAGTAAAATTGCGGTAAACCTTGTAAGCCACTCTTGTTGATTTTTTGCACGAATTTGAGTATTTACATACCAAATAAAAGTCATTATACAAGCAATTGCAAAGACAACTCCGACAACCATTATAATACCACCCTCACTAAACATTATTCAGGCGTATTTTGTGTGTTGTTTGAATCTTTTTTACCAAAAACTTTTTCAAGTCCTGTAATACCTAATGCTCCAAATGATAAAAGTGCAACTGCGTCAACCAAAGGTACGCTTGGTGCGTTATCAATGTGAGTGAAACTATTTGCAAAAAGAGTTGCAAACAATGTAAATGAACCTACGATTCCTACAAGTCTTTTAGAACTTGGCTCTGATTTTTCACAAAAAAACTTTGTAATAAACCATCTTTCTTGTTTTTTACTTTCCATAACTTTAATTTTTAATGATTAATATTCAGTTAATTAAAGTTTCTTGGTTTGGAAATATTTTATCAAAATTAATAAAAATTGGGAGATTTATGCAAAACCTCGCAATTTTTATTTTTATCCAACATATTGTTTCATCAATTGTTTTGTTTTGAACTTTAAAGCCTCTTGCAAAGTCATTGGCTTTGTTGAAGTCAGAGGGTTTTTTAAAGTCAAAGGTTTTAATAACTTATTTTGATTGGCTATTAAATAATCTTCAACAATTTTTTCAAATCGTTTCTTATCTTTTAATAAAACTTTTTCGTCATCAATATCCACATAGGTAAAAACCCTTTTATCGCCATCTTCGTATTGTGTGTTAATATACGCTTCTACTAATAATAACAATTCTAATTTTTCCTCAAACTTATTCCTGTGCTTAATTACGTCATCGGTAATTTTATGAAATCTAATCCAATTTAGATTCTGCCAAATTTTTGGCGAAATCCTACCTATTGACTGAAAGTGAAGAATAATGTCTGTGTCCGTGTGTCTGTTAGTACAGATTGCGCCAACAAGGTCATTCGGTAAGTAGTCACTAACGTAACGGTTAATGTCTTCGATAAGTAATAGTCCACCTCTATAATCGTTTAATATTTTAAATAATACTTCTTGTATCTCTCTTAAAGTCATTCTAACACCGTTATCGTGAAACGGTCTTATTCGTCTTGCTTCAATTTTAGGGTGCGCCGAAAATCTAACAATATCCGATTGTTTTAATGCTTTAATATCTTCAAATTCGTCATTTACATCAAGAATTAAAGCACGTCTTGCAGGAACTCCTTTAGCGGGATTCCCTAACACATATTGCTTTATCATCTTGGTAGTAGTAAAGGTCTTTCCGCAACCTTTTCGCCCTACCGCAACTCCTAATTTTGGTTCTCTAATTTCCATATTATCTGTCCTTGTATAGTTTGTAAATAAAAAACATCAGCCACATAACAAGTAACAACATAACAACCCAAAGAGGATTGTTATTATTGTTCTCATTACCTGTTACGTTACTTGCCATTATTTTTTACCTCCTCTTGGTTTTTTAACTGCGGTTGTTCTTGCTTTTCTTACAGGTTTCTTTGGTTCATTACCGCTTAATCTTTCTAATTCAGAAAGGATTGCAGGGTCGCCGAATTGTGGCATACCTGCTACGTCCTTAAAGTCGTCTGTGAATCCACCGTTGTCTTTCAAGTTACTATAAACGCCTTGCTCTTCAGGCTCAAAATAAGCCAACTGTTCGTCTAAATTTGTTTTAGGCGCACTTCTTTCAGGTCTTCTTCTTTGTCTGCTTACAGGCTCTTGAATAACTTCCGCTATATTTTCTGTATATGAAACATCGTTATCAACAGGCTCTTGATATACAGGCTCTTGATATTGTGTTTGAGGTTGAGGTTCAGGTCTTGGCGGTTCAGGTCTTGAATTTCTCATATTATTTTCTCTCATAGCCATAGTATTCTCTTTTAAAGAGTCCAAAATGCTATTAGTAGTTTTCTTTAACATAAATGCTTGTGCGCCCTTTGTAGCAATATCAGTACCAAAGTAGTACATCAATAATTGCTCATCGGTCATTCCAATACCACGTTTTTTGAATACACGAATTAAAGGTGCTTTTACTTTGTCTTTGAATTCGTCACTTACAACAAACGCTTCTTTAATGCTATCATTAAATTCAACGGCAAAATCTTTAATTGGCATATTTCCTGCTTCAGTTTGAAGCGTAATATTCGGGTCAATTTCGCCCTCTGCAATTAACTTGTCAATTTTTGTTTCGCTTATTTCAGGAATTTTACCTAAATAGAAACAACCTTTTTCGTAGATGTCTAAAGTCATTTCAGCCATCATCTCCGCACCCATAGTTTTCTCTTTACCGTCTAATTGAGAATAACTTTCGTTGAATGGTCTTTCAGGCTCATTTGCTTCTTCTTCGGCAGTACCGTCAAGGTCTGCGAAACTTGGACGTTCAAAAGTAGGTTCTTCCAATTCTCCCATTTCTTGAGCATCGCCCATTTTGTGTTGTGTGTACGACCTTTGTTTTACAGGTGCGTCTAAAGGCGAGAAATCATCATTAATAATTTCTACATCTTGAATGTCTTCGTAGTTTTCTTGGTTAATCATTTTTAAATAATTTATTTATGTTAGCATTAATGTTGTCAATTTTCTGTAATACCTGTCTGTCTGACGGGTGGTTTGAATTTAATCTCAATATTTCTTGTTTGTACAAAGATACTAAAGTGTCGGGTTTTTTCAAAATATAAGATATGTTTGAATTATCGAGTTTGAGTTCTTTTTGTATTACAAAGGCGCAAACGCCTATTGATATTCTTCGATTGTTTTTTCGCTTCATATCAAAAATATCGTCCAAAGAAATATTGAATTCATCACAAACAAGTTGAACTAATTTTAATGCTTGTTCTATTTGTTCCTGATTTAAAGTAGGTGGGTTTTTTCTTGAGTATTTTAAAATCTCAATTAACTTATCAGCCCCTATGATTTGGATTGTCTTGTCTAATTCCTTAAACACTAAAGACACGTTGTTAGTTTCCTCTTTCATAACTATTCCTTTAAGTATTCGTCAATGATTTGTTTAGTCATATCAAAACCCCAAGAAAATTCTGCCTTATAGCCTTTTGAAGTAAGTTTAAGCAAACATTCGTGTTGTAGTTTTAAGTGGTCTTTTTGAGAAGCCTTAATTGTACCGTCTTTCTTAAAAGGAGTTTCTATTTTAAGTTCAATAAATAAACCACAGTAGCCTTGTCGTGGCTCAAGAATTAAAACGTCAGGGCATTTAAACCCGTTTTTTTGAACGAGTTTATTTCTTCCTGCCTGTCTTTCCGTTAATTTTACAGATGCTATCGTATCTGATAAAAAATCAACATCAGGATATTGGTAAGATAAATAACGGGCTACCGATTTTTGTAGTTCATATTCCTCGTGTTTCATATTTTGTTGTTAGTTGTTCTTGGTTATTAAATTCCGTATTTCTTTGTAAATTCAGGGTGTTTTAAAATTGCTTTTCCTAACTCTCTACCCCCATCGTTATCGCTTGGGTAATGGTGTCCTAAATAAACTCGGCTATACGATATATCTTCAATCAATTCCTTACAATATTGATACTCTGTCGGGTATTTATTTCCTAATACATTTAATATTACAATTGCTTGAACCGTATGTCCTGATGGATAAGAGGGTGTGTGAGCAGAAAAACTTTTATACGGAAAAAGTTTTAATTTATAATATTGCGCTATTTGAAAAGGTCTTGGTCGTTGAATATGAAATTTTAGTTTAAAAATTAAGTTCTGAATATCTTTTACAATTTCCGTAACCAACTCTTCTACTTCAATATCTTTTTGTTTAAATATGCTTGATATTGCTTGAATTAAATTTCTATCATACGCTAAATACCTCTTTAGATAATTTTGATTTTCAGGTTGTGACATTACTGCTAAACTATCTGCAACTTCGTTAAGTTCGTCCTTAACTAATTCAGAATCGTTATTAGGCACTACTGCGTCTTTAAAAGTATCAAAAAGGTCATCTACCAAACAACTCCCTTGAATGAAACCTAATTGTTCGTGTGTTGGATTACCGTATGTTAAATCATTAAACTCCATAGTGTTATTTTTGTCCTTGTCCTACACAACTTGTCATAAAGTTATCGTATGTCTTTTGCGTTTGTTCTTGGGAACTAAATTTTTGCGTTTCAGCAAATTTAAGCCATTTTTCTTTACATATTACAACTTGAGGAGTATCTAAAGTTTCAACAACTTCAGGCTCTTCAATTTTAGTTGTACCCGCTTCAGCAGGAGCATTTGTTGATGCGGGAGTTATTGTTTCTGTTGTCGTATCAGAAACACTCATATCCTTTACGACAGTAGTCTTTTTGCCTACTGCTTTACAAACTATAAATCCAAGTACAAATCCTGCACCTGCAAAAATTAAATCTCTTCTGTTCATATTAATTTAATTAAGCATTTTTTGCCATACAAGCGTCAAATCTTTCTTTTCTAATAGCCCCTAAATCTGCACCTGCTGATGGTCTAATAGTCATCATAAATTCGTCTGCTTCTTTGTTACAAGCGTCAATTTTTGCTTGTGAGGGTGCTGAAGCAACTGTGTCTGTCGAAGTTGTTGTTCCTGTTACTGAACCATCTTTTGATTTTTTCAAATAACCTGCTAAAAGATAGCCTCCCGCTACTCCTGCTACTACTAATATTATATCTTTTGTGTTCATAATTATTTTGCTTTATAAACAGTTAATCCTGTTTTAGTTTTTGATGCTACATACGTTTTACCATTGTAAGTAAATGATGCTGATTTGTTCTTTTTGGCTTCCAACATTGCTTTGAAATACCCGTTTACCGCTTTTGCCATAATTTCTGTTTTTAATTGTTTTTGTTTTTTAAATAATTTTTTCCATTATAATAAAAAGTAGAAACCCCAATAATAATCAAACTTAATTGTATAAATTTTGGTAATGTTTTACCTTTTAATCCTGCATAAACACAAATTGGAGCAATAACAAAAATGTCAATAATTCTAATTGCTTGGCTCTTTTGAAATTCTTCTACTGTTTCTGTTCTAATTTCGTTTATTTTCATATTTTTAAAAGTTTTTACTTTTATTTTTTAAAAAATTTCAAAACTCTTTGAACGTTTTTTCGGTCATAAGGCACTTTGCCGTTTAACCAATCTTGTCTTGCTTCGCAACCGCAATCTTCTGTTACTGCTTCAACTACCGCTTTAATTCCTGTAAATTTAGTAATTTTTGCAACAGTATCGCCTAATCCTCTGCTTTTTTCCATACCAAATTGTTGTTATTTTACTTGGTTTTATTTTGTGTAATCTTTATTGATTAAATCATACGTCATATAAGCAACCGTACCTGCGCCTAATACAACGCCTATTGCCATACTTCCTAATACAGTTACCAAAGCCCCTTTACCTAAACTATATCCTTTAGAATAAGAGAAAATAGCAAGACTTAAAGGCACAACCAATAAAACTACTGCTCCATTATTTGAATCCTTTGCCATATACTTAATTATTAAGTCGTTGAGTATTTTTTACCCATTGCTTTTTTAACATTGTATTTTACTTCTTCTACGTCATCTACCAAATTAAGGAAATCATCGTTTGGTTTTTTCTCTTCGTTCAATTTAGCAATTGCTTTTCTGTAATATGTAATTCCATATATTGAAAATGCAATCAAAAGCCCGAATACAAGCAAACTTTTAAAATCCATTGGTTTTTGCGACCCCATACTTTCAAATACATCATCGCCACCACCTGACGGTGCAACGGGTGCGGGTGCTACGGGTGCTACTGCTACGGGAGCGGGTGCTACGGGTGCTACTGCTACTTCTGTTTCCATAATAATTTATTTATTAAATTTTTTATATGCTAAATATGCAATTACCAATCCTCCTAAAATTAGTAAATTAGTTTTGTTTTTTTCTAAAAATGTTTGAGGAGCGACATCTTTATTATCAGGATAATCTGCCCCTAATCCCTGTTGTTCAGAATTTATAACTTTCACACTTTTATCTAATGTAACTTTAGAATCATCAGGAACTAATTCTAATTCTTTTTGGAAATAAGAGTTGTTTTTAACATCTCTAATGTTACTCAAAAATATAGGATATTTGTCAGTATCTTTTTTTAAAGAAATTTGAAAACTATTAGGAAAATCTTCATTTTCTCCACCATTAAATTTTAATGGCTCTGCCTCCACAATAGTACCTTTAGGTATTGTATAAAGAAGTTTGTCTTTAATTTCTTTAGTTCCATCTCCGCCTGTTAATTCAGGTGCAGGAACAGTTTTATAACTATACTGACTTGCTTCAATTAATAATTTATACTTTGCCATAATTTCTATTTATTAAATTTTTTATATGCTAAATATCCTAAAACCAATAAGCCAACTATTAGTAAATTGGTTTTATTTTTTTCTAAAAATGTTTGTTCTCTTACTAACATTTCAGGAACTTGAAATACCCCATTATAATAAACTAATTTATTATCTTCTGTAAAATTATTCGGAGTAATTATTTCAACATTATATGCTCTTGCTTCGGGATTTACACCTGCATTTGTAGGCACTAATTTACCCTCAAAAACATCTCCTTTTTTAAATTTGTGTTTTAATTTTATTGAGCGAACATCGTGACGGCTTTCGTCACTTGGTGTTGTGCCAATTGCCTCAAAATCTTCTTTAAATATATATTTTGCCATAATTCCTATTTTTTATTTTTAAATGCTCTAACAATTAAAAATAGTCCTGCTAACATTCCTATTCCTGCATAAATAATTTTATGGTCTTGTAAATGCTGAACAAATTTATTTTTACTTGACTCTACTGCAACGGGTCTATTATCTTTAGGTTTTTTTCCTGAATTAATAACAACTTCGTCAAGAACAATATTATCGTCTAATAATTTTATTTTTTTACCTTGAAGTTCTTTAGCCTTAAAAAATTGAGGCTTGTACCCAACGTATGATATTTTAAATTCTGAATCAGGTGTAATTGAATTATCTTCTATAACAAAATTTCCGTCCAAGTCTGCTTCGTCTGCCATTTTATTGGCAAATTCTCCTGATACAATAGTGACATTTGCTAAACCCATAGGCAACCCGTCAATATCTAAAACTTGTCCAAATATCTTCATTATGCTTTTCCTCCTGTTATTCTTTTAATCGTGTAATAATTAACTATTGCGCCTAATGTAAAAGACACAATGCCTACTACAACAAATATTGTAGATAAATGCTGATGTGTTTTAGCACTTGCATCTTTCTTATTTTGCTCATCAGTTTGTGCGCCTGTTTGACTACTTTGAACTGCTCCTACCATAATAATAATATAATGAAATTCCTGCTATTATTGACAATATCCCTAATGCAATATAATTTTTGTATGCTTTTACTGCTAAACCAAAACTTCCGTCATTTAACCATTCTTTAGGTAGTTTCTCTAACATTGTTTTTTTAACTTCCCAAACTCTTAATTTTCCATCTTTTACTTGGCGGAAAGCAGGGTTTGCATTGTATATTTTTTCTGCACTTAAACCACCTCCCTGAATAATCCAATCATCGGGCTTACCAATTGCAGGTGGGAAAAATACCGCAAAATAAGTGTCAATATATGTTTTATATTTTCCTTTGTAAAGGTTAAAATATTTCTCTACAAAATCTAACTGCTTAACTGCCGACATTTTTTGTAATTCCTCTTTAGTTGTTCCTAAAGTTTTTCTTGCACTTGCACCAAACTGAATTAAACCAACGTACCCCAAAGAGTTTGTAATAGACGGACTAAATGTACCTGCCGTTTCAAAGTGCATAATAGCCATTAACCAATTAGGGTCAACGCCTATTCTTTTCGATACTTCTTTTACCTTTTCTACAAAAGGTGTCCTGATTGAAGCAGGTACTTTATTTTCGTATATTAATGCCATTTACCACAATATTTTATC